ATGAAGTGGACTGAAGACGGTCAGCGCAAGGCTTCGCTGGCAAATGAACTTTTTTGGCTATTTGTTGTCGCCGGGCTTAAAGTAAAAGACGTTGCATATCGGATCGAAGACGGCGAAGAAGTGTACGTCATTACTATGACGAATAATTACACATACCACGTCAATGTGACTTGCGACAGCCCAATGACTGCGGTATATGACGTAGTAAACTTTATGAAAGATAAATGAGGTGACCATAATGGATCAGAATAGAACTAAGCAGAAAGTGCTTGAAATATTTAATGAAGTGAAGAACACATCGTTCCGGAGCCTTGAGGACGCTGTAGAGGAGAACGGCATGGCATACGTTTTTGACGTGTGGCTAAGATACGAGGGTATCGTAGGATATACGTCAGACATCTTTGAGGTGCTGAACGCGGTAGGATTTAACATATCGATGCAGGAGGATTGGTAATATGAGCGATGAATCTAAAGCAAGCATACTTGTTATCACATGGGCAGCTGCGTTTTGCGTGGGCTTGGCAAAAGGCGAGAGCACAGGGCTGCTCATCATTACGCTTGCAACAGCTGTTTTCGCAACGATCATACTGCTTGATATGTTGTGCGAACGAGCGAAAGCGGAGATACGGCTGAAACGCCGCCGACTGGCAATAAGAGAACGATTCTGCCGCGAAATGGCGGAGATCGAAAGGGGCTGTGATAATGAGCATAGGTGACAATTTCAAGAATAAGCGCATTGAACGCGACCTGTCGCAGGAAGAGCTCTCAAAACTTTCCGGTGTGTCAAAGCCGATGATCTCATATATTGAGCGCGGCAAGCGCGTTCCGTCGGTACTTACCGCCCAGAAGATCGCCCGCGTACTGCGCTGCACCATTGATGATCTTCTGGCAAGCTGATAGATGCCGAAACCGAGTCGGAAAAGGCTCGGTCTGTCGGGGACGGTCTCCCGGCACTGATGATGGCAGACCACGTAAGGAGGTGTATTTATGACACTAAAGGAATTTAAGGCGCAAATGCTGGCGATCACAGTAGCTCAGGCTAAGGTACTAGCCGAAGTAAGCTGTCTTGAGGACATAAAAATAGAGCCTGAACAGCTCCGCAGGAATGTAGCGACCATTCTTGCCGTCCTCACAGAAACCGAAGAGTATCTGCTTAGCATAGCGAACGAGTGTTCTGGCTCTGATATATAGTATATCAGAAAACAAATGTTTTGTCAAGACCTGTGGGAGGTGAAAACGTGGATCTTTTGACTGTTAAAGAAACAGCTGCACTTAAAACTTGTAGTGAGAGATATGTAAAAAAACTCTGTAAAGAAGGCAAGCTGTCTTGCGTGACTGAAATGAACGAACGTAATCGTCCGAGGTATATGATCCCCGTTTCATCGCTTCCGGCAGAGCTGCAGACAAGATACTACAAGCAGAAAGGTGAAACAAAAGCTGCTGAAATACAGCTAAAACACAGTTTAGAGCCTGTTAAAACCATAGAAGATTTTACCGCCCAGCAGCGTGAGCTGATACAGAAATGGATCACGATACTTTCTGACTGGCAGCAATGCCGCGAGAATTACGCAGGCAATAAGACCGAAGCGGACAAGCTGTACATTGCTAAATGCAAGATCGAGCACCCTGATGTAAAGGTGTCAATGGACATCATTTATCGCAAATGGGCAGCGTATAAAAAGGGCGAATTGCAAGGACTATGCGAGAATCGCGGCGGAAGCAATCGCGGCAAGAGCCACATAGATCCTGAGATATGGGAACAGTTTTGCTACCTGTATTTGTCAGAAAATAAGCCTACGGTATCGCGCTGCTATGAGCTTACCAAGACATGGACAGCTATCAATTACCCCGACGCGGCGGCAGATTTCGCAAGCGAGCAGTCTTTTAGGCGGCGCATCAAAACTGAGATACCGCAGGCGGTACTCATCTATATGCGTGACGGCGACAAAGCCATGAAGGACAAATGTCTGCCGTATATCAACAGAATGTATGATAAACTGCACGCTAATGATGTCTGGATAGCTGATAACCACACATTTGACATTCAATCATACGATGAGGACAGCGGCATGATACACAGGCTGTATCTTACGGCATTTCTGGACGCCAAAAGCGGCGTACTGGTCGGCTGGAACATATGCGACAGCCCTAATTCGCAATCAACGATAATCGCGCTTCGGCACGGTATCATGCGATTTGGAATACCCAAGGCGGTGTACTTTGACAACGGTCGTGAATTTCTTACTCACGACGTGGGCGGCAAAGGTCATAGGTCACGAAAGACTGATAACGAGGAGCTTGAACCTCCGACCATACTGCAGCGGCTCGGCATAGAAATGCACAACGCTATCGTTAGAAACGCTAAAGCGAAGCCGATAGAGCGCACATTTTCGACCGTTACCCTGCAGTTTGCGCGAATGTTTGAGGGCTACTGCGGCGGCACTATCATGCAGCGACCGGAAAGTTTGAAACGCCGTATCAAGGACGGCAAGCTCCCTTGCGATTTTGAAGTACGGGAACTGTTGGAAGACTGGATAGACGGCGACTACAATGTACAGCAGTACGGCGGCTCTGAGTCATCATTTAAAGGCATGAGCCGTATAGAGGTCTGGAACAAGGACATAAAGCGCGTCGGCGTAAGAAAAGCTGCCGAAGCAGATCTTAACCTCATGCTCATGCGCTCGACTAGGGTACAAAAAGTCAAGAGAAACGGCGTATTTATCAGCATAGCGGGCGAAAAAGTGTGGTTCTACGACCCCGAAGATACTTACAGACATCTCGGCGAAGAGGTATATGTGCGCTATGATCCCGCCGACCTGCGGCAAGTACGAGTATACAGCAGCGAGGACAAGTATCTATGGACATGGCGCAGCGCGAACGAGCTGCTTGTAGACTATATCACAGAAACCAAAGAAGAAATATCTGACGCAATGGCTGTACAGCGCCGCACACAGCGGTTTATCAAAGCGGAAGCTAAAGAAATCACTGAGGGTCTTAACAGCGATCGCAGGATAGACCTAGCCGCGGCAGCTGCGCTCAAAGCGGCTGACGGCAAATCAGCATTTAAGATCATCATGCCTACTAACGTTATCGTAGTACGCGCGGACGAAGAAAATGAAGAGATATGCCAAAAAGCAGCCGGCGACAGCGTAGTCATTGATCTGGCGAAGATGAACCGAAATATTGAGAAAAGAAAAGAGGAGTGATCATGTTTGAATTTACAGAGCGCCAGCAGTGGGCACTGGACAAATTTCGCGAGCTCAGCGCAGAGCTGGGCAGCGGAAACAAAGCAGGAGAACAGGTAGGCGTATCCAACGCCACGATGTCAGCTATACGCTCCGGCACATACCGCGGCAACGTGGACAATCAGCTGGCAAAGCTCATCGCGTATTTTGAAACTAAGGAGGAAGCGGCAGGAACGTATGACCCTACCGAATATGTAGACACATCGGTATCGTCCAGCGTGTACGATACTATCCGCAACTGTCAGCTCAAAGGCGGACTTGCGATCGCCTGCGGAGATGCAGGCATAGGCAAAACACAGGCGGCAAAGCAGTTTGCCAAGGAGCACGCCAGCAGCTGCATATACATAAGCGTAAATCCGTGTATCAAATCGCCAAAGTCGGTGCTCAAGCTGTTGGGCAGCAGATTTAACATATCTACATCAAGCCTCGACGAGCTTTGGCTAGCAGTCGCTAACAAGCTCTCTGACGGTATGGTGCTCATTATCGACGAAGCTCAGCACCTCGGCATCAGGACGATAGAAACTCTCAGAAGTTTTTCCGACTATTTTGACGGCAAGGGACAGACGCTGGGAATATGTTTTGTCGGCAATCCTGAGACCGTATCGCGGCTGGGCGGCAGGCAGAAAGCTGAGTTTGCGCAGATACGCAACCGCACCAAGCAGACAAAGATATTTACCTCATCGCAGATAAGCAGCAAGGATATACGCCTGCTGTTTCCCGCCATCGAAGAAAAGTCGGCGGAAGCCGAATTTCTGCTGAAAATAGCTCACAGCTCACAGGCGGTGCGCGGAGCTGTCAACCTGTACTCCAACGCATATGACAATGGCAATACCACATACAAGGGACTTGTCGCGATGGCAAAATTCATGGAACTGGAGGTGTGACAGATGAAACATGGCAAAAATCCGACCAAAGCGCAGAAGCGGATAATGACATACTACCGACTGTGCTATCAGGACTGGCTCGTCACGAAGTGTACCGACAAGGAGCTGCACATAGTGCACCGTTACACTGATACGCAAAGGGTGCTGCGAAAAGTCAGCTTTGAGCACGATACTCGCTCCGCAGAAAGGAGCGTTTAAGATGCCAAAGATACATCTTTGCAACATTTTTGATTGCGAGCGTGTGCGCCGCAATCAGTGCTGCAACTACTGCAATTACCGTATGATATGCAAAAATCGCTGCCTTAATAAGCACGACCTTTGCGGGCAGATGATATTTGCTGAAAATCGAAAGGAGCTTGAACATGAACACAGAAAGTAAGCACAAAAGGCTGTCGAAAGCAGCAAGTTTGACCATACCGAAGGACATGAGGCTTGCCGCAGGCATACTGCCCGGTACGGCGGTAGATCTTACTGAGGTAAACGACGGTATACTTATCTCGAAGCACGTCCCCATATGCCGCTTCTGCGGCAGCCCCGAAAAAGTTGTAGAGTATCGCGGCGAGGAGATATGCGCCAAATGTGCCGCAGAAATATGCAAGGAGGCGACCGGAAATGCTTGAACGCGCTGATGAGAAGATACGCCGCTATAAGGCGATAAAGCAAAAGATAGCCGAGCTCAAAGCAGAAGTTGACGGCATAGAAGCAGAGTTCCTCAAGGCTATGGAAAGCGACCTCGAGGACACGAAATACAAATCGGTATCATATTCTGACGGCGAGGGAAACAAGGTAACGGCGACCGAAGCTGAAAGCTTGAAAGTCATCTATCCGTCTTTCCTGAAAAACATTTTCGGGGCGGCGTACAAAGACGTAGTTACAGAAGAGGTAAGCTACAAGGTTTCGGCAGGAGCTGCGCGTATGCTTATCGCGCTGTATAATTGTGAGTATGTCAGCGGCGGAACGGTAGATCAGCTTGTCAAAACGCTGGGACTTGACGAGCGTACAGAAAAGGCACTTGTCAAAAAACTCAAAGGCAAGAAGTTTGACACTGACGTTAAAAATCTCAGGAAATTCGGCGGACTTGATGAAGAAACCGCTAAGGAAAACGCATATCTTGTATCAGAAATATGCGTATGGGAAGATTTCATGCGGCTCATGGAGATAAATCAGCGTACATCGGAAAGCGACATTGCCGAAGCGCTCAAATGGATAGACGGAGCTATCACCGTAGATCAGACAGCCAAGATAAAGATAGACATCGCAAACTAAAGGAGGAGGGGCTATGGCGACCAAAGAACAGATAAGACGTATATACGGCATGGCGGCGGCATTGGGTATAAAAGGCAGCGGAAAAGATGACCTGCTGCATGAAATGGTATATGGGCTTACGGGCAAGACATCCATCAAAGAGCTTACTGATAAAGACGTACAGTCTGTGATGGGCGAGCTCGTGCACCGCATGAGGTTTGCCGAAGCTCCTATAAAGTCTAAAAAGCCCAAGAAGCAGGAAGCTGATAACGAAGAGATCGGCAACTACGGGATGGCGACCAAAGAACAGCAGCGGCTTTGCTGGCGCTACTGCTATCGACTGAAAGAGCTTGACACTAAGCCTCAGCCGACAGATGTAGGCGACAGAATGGTAGGCGCTATCAAAAAGGTCTGCAATACTAACATAGTAAGCAAAGAAGAACCGTTCCGCTGCGTGACGCAGGAAGACGCGGCAAAGCTCATAGAACAGCTCAAACGTTATGTCAACACCGCAGAGCGGCGGGCTAAAAGGAGTGGTAAGCTTGTCGGAAGTTAAGATAAAATATGAGGAACTCAGCGACGAGCAGAAAAACCTTGTTGACTGCATAGGTGCAGAGGCGTTTATAAAGCTGGTCACCTGCTACGGCGGCACTACGCTGTATGTGCCAAAAGCCGACAGCCTTGCGCGAAGCAAACGTGACGAAGCGATACGAGCGGAGTTTGACGGATACAATTACCGTGAACTTTGCCGCAAATATAAGCTCAGCGAGCGCACTATAAGGTCAATTACCGCAGAGAAAAATAATCGGCTGCGAAATGCACCGCTTGCTGGACAGATAACCATAGAGGGACTTGAAGACCTAAAAACTGATTGCTGAAAAAAAGTGAAATGCTTCGGGTGTACAGAACCGTAAAAGAATGGTATCATTGGTATAACAACTGATGATACCATTTTTTTATGACAGGGGGCAAGACCATGAACAGTCAGGAGATCATTACGATAGTATTGCAAATAATACTTACAGGCGGTATCGGCACGATCGCATACTTTCTAAAGCGCACAATAGACCGCATAGACAAGTGCGAATCGGACATCGCTAAGATAAAGGAAGACTACATAACCAAAGAGGACTTTTTTCGAGAGCAGGGAAAAACTGACCGAAAACTGGATCGAATAATGGATATACTGCTGGAGATAAAGGGAGGAAAATAACGTGGATATGGAAAAGCAGATGCAGCTTATAAAGGCTGGAAACTTTAAGGAAAACAACGGGTCTGTCATGCGCACTATCAATATGCTGCGCCACAAGTATCATAAGCTCAAAAGCGTTAAGTATGCGCTGCCTGATATTTCTGAGGGCGAGGTGCTCGACAGTGTGAACTATCTGCACGAAGCCGGATATATACACCTGCGCAGCATACTCACCAAAGAGCCTGCCGCGCTTAGTGACTGCGAGTTTGACGAACTGGAAGCCAAGCTGACGGCTAAGGGTATAAGCCTGCTGGCAGGCGGCATATCTGACCCCTGTATCGTTGTGTAAGGGGGCGAGCTTATGAGCCGCAGGAAACACAGCAAGATAGATAAGCTGCCGCCCGACATAAAAGATACCGTAGAGGATATGATACGCAGCGACTTCACTTACTCTGAGATTGCCGATTATATCATGGTACAGACAGACGTGCCAATATCGACAGCATCTATCTGCCGCCACGCGCGCAGCCTTAACGAATCCATCGAAACGCTTCGCATGGCGCAGGAAAATTTTCGCTGCATAATGGACGAGGTCAATCGCTATCCCGATATGGATACCGGTGAGGGCATCATACGGCTGCTGTCGCACTATGTGCTCGAATCAATACACAACACGCCGGAAGAACAGTGGAAGTCGATAAAGCCCGAAGAGCTTATCAAGCAGGCGACATCGCTAGTCAAGGCGGCAAGCTACAAGAAAAATATCGACATCAAGAATGAGGATATACTTTCAGCGGGCTTTGAGCAGGTCAAGGGCATGGTCTTTGAAGCGATGGCTAAAGAACGCCCCGACTTGTATAAGGACGTTGCTAAGTTCTTAGACGAGAAAAGGAGTGAAGCTGCCAAATGATATATGTCGTACACGTCACAAGCGGCATGGAGTACGAGACCGTGCAGGCACTTGTGATGCAGGGGATAAAAGCATATGCGCCGAAGCACCATCTGCTTGAGCGCAGGCGAGGAGAATGGACTACGGTATCCCGCTATCTTTTTCCGGGATATGTTTTCGCAGATCTGCCGCAGCTTACCGACGAAGTCTACTACAATGTACGCAATACAGACGGCGTTATACGTTTTCTCGGCAGCCCATCGCCTGTGCCGCTCTCATATTCGGAACAGCGCAGAATGCAGTGGATATTCGACGCAGGCGTGCTCGGCGTAAGCAAGGGTCATGTGCATGACGGTAAGATCGTCATAACATCGGGTCTGCTGCTGGGCAGAGAAAACGATATAATCAGTTTCAGCAAGCGTCAGAAGCGCTGCAAGCTCTGCTGCGTTATAAACGGACGAAAGCATTATTTCAGCCTTTCTGCTGAGCTGGATTAACAAATGTCTGACATCTTATCGGCAGGTAGATACGTCCCTGCCGCCGGGAACAGACTGCATACATATTTCCGCGCGATATTTTGCTTTATGAGCCGAATATCGCGAATGGCGAAGCTATGCCCGCTCAAAACAGCGTTTTACACCCTATTTTAATGGCGTTTAAATCGTTTTAAAGCGCGCGGCGGTGAAATTACCCTATGAACTATTGCAAGGCGCTCACAGCGCCTTATTTTTCGTCCATCGGTAAGGAGGGAATAAAGATTGAATCCGAAAAGAAAACAGGCTATAACGCTGCTTGACGAAGCTGCGAAAAGTGTGAACGATGTAAAAGTAAAGACCAATGTAAGAAGCCTCGGAGAACTTACCGAGGCTTTTATAAATACTCCCGATAAGGCTGAACGCAGGAAGATAGCAGCCGACTACAAAAATCAGCATACCGAACTGCAAAACTTTATCGACGCTAACCCCGAGCTCGTCAATGCAGAAGTGGAACGTGCCCTGCTCGCCGCAGCACTTGGAGGAGAATACACCGAAGAAGAAGTAAGAGTAGACGCCAGAGGGCGCAGGACGATAAAGCGCAAGGTCAAAAAGGTAGCTCCTAACCCATCAGCAGCGCTGAGCTATCTGCAAAACAAAGACAAGGAAAACTGGTCGCCTAATCCTAAGGCAGATCCTGAGCTGGAGGATACGTCGGAGATAGAGGAGGAGCTGTATGGCAAAAAGTAAACCGCTAAAACAGCGCAAAACCATACCGTACAACTTTGGCGAGAAGCATAAACAGTATATCCGCCGCTGTACGATCAGCATGATAAACTGTGCAGAGGGCGCTGTCAGAGCAGGAAAAACGGTCGATAATGTTGTAGCTTTTTGTCACGAGATAGAAAATACAAATGACAAAATACACCTTGCATCTGCCTCAACTGTCGGAAATGCGAAAATAATCCTCGGCGACTGCAATGGCTTCGGCATCGAACACTGGTTCAGAGGTCAGTGCCGCTGGGGCAAGTACAAAGGCAACGAGGCTCTTATCATAAGAGGTCCGAAAACGCATTACAGAGAGCGCATCGTAATATTCACGGGCGCGATGATGGAAAACAGTTTCAAATCTATCCGCGGCAACTCTTACGGTATGTGGATAGGTACGGAGATAAATCTTCACGCTAAAAGCTTTGTCAAAGAAGCTATGAACAGAACCATTGCCGCAGATAAGCGCAAGGTGTTCTGGGACTTGAACCCCGACAATCCGAAAGCGTGGATATACACAGATTTTATCGACAAATACGCCGCGGATACAAAGGCAGGAACATTCGTCGGCGGATATAACTACGAGCATTTTACCATTGACGATAACGTCAATATCTCCGATGAGCGCAAAGCAGAGGTCAAATCACAGTACGATATAACATCATTGTGGTACAAGCGCGACATACTAGGTTTGCGCATAGCTGCGGAGGGACTTATCTTTCAGAGCTTTGCCAATAACCCCGAGAACTACACGCTGACAGTTTCTGAGCTTGATAAAAACAGGATCACATCAATACAGATCGGTATAGATTTCGGCGGCAACAAGTCAAAGACAACTTTTGTAGCGACGGCTTTTGTTGACGGCTTTAAAAAGCTTATAGTTGTTGCAGACCATAAAATAGACGGCGGCAAGGGCGAGGTCAGCCCTGAGATCATAAACACTGATTTTATACGTTTCGTAAAGACGTTATATCAGCGATATAACCCTATTTTGATAAAATTCGCGTGGGCGGATAACGAGAACCAAGCTGTCATAAACGGCTTGAGGGTCGCCTGCATAAGAGCAAGGCTGCTTGTCAAGATAGTTGACTGTTACAAAGCCCCGCGCAACGGCAGAATATCGCTGCTTACGTCGATGATGTCACAGGGCAGATTTTTTGTGCTGGAAAACTGCAAAAACGTCATCGGCAGCTTGTCAGAGCAGATATGGGATCCTAAGATAAAAGACAAAGATGAGCGTCTTGACGACGGCACTTGCGACATAGACACCGCCGATGCGTTGGAGTACAGTTTCAGCAAGTTCATCAAGCCGTTAATGCTTGCAGGAGGTGAAAACGTTGAATAGTCAGATCATTAACTGGCTCAATAATCAGTTTGGGTACACCATTTCCAATGATTATTACAGCAAGATAGATGTATGGAAAGACTGGTGGAAGGGATTTCACCAGCCGTTTCACCGCATTGTATATGAAAACGGAGAAAAGCGAAAAAGCCGCGATATGTATACCATGAAGATGGCAAAAAAGGTCTGCGAGGACTGGGCGGCTATACTTATCAATGACAAGACAGCCGTGAAAATAGCCGATGAAACTACTCAGCACTTTATCAGCGGAGATACTGAAAACGGCGGCGTATTTGGCAGCAACAACTTCTGGGATCAGGCAAACGACCTTATGGAAAAGATGATGTATTCAGGCACTTGTGCCGTTGTCATACGCCTGAAAAATGCACCGATAAATTCTGAGGGCAGACTTATCTTATTGCCTGATACAAAGATAGATCTTAACTACCTCAAAGCCGACAAGATAATACCGCTTACGATCGACAACGGCGATATTACAGAAGCGGCGTTTTGTTCTGACATATGCCACAGGGGAAACCACAGGCTGTATCTTGAGATACACAGATTTGAAAATGGTGAGTATGTTATAGAAAACCATATTTTCCGAACTGACAGCAAGCAGAAAGAACTGCTTTGTGAAGAAGAGCTGCCAAACGGCGTGCCCAAGATAATACGAACGGGTGCGGACAAGCCTTGGTTCTCTATCTGTAAACCTGCTATCGTCAATCCGTTTGAAGATAACTGCGGAATGGGCTGTGCTGTTTTTGCTGACGCGATAGATAACCTCAAGGGCATAGACCTTGCCTTCAACAACTTCTGCTCCGATTTTTGGCTCGGTCAGAAAAAGGTATTCCTCAACAAAAATATGTTTGCGGATATGACGGGCAGTAAAAAGATCGCACCAGACGAGGTCAATCAGCAGTTGTTTTATTACATCGGAGAAACTATGGACGACGGCACGGGTAAATCCCTTGTGCAGGAGCATAACCCCGAACTGCGCGTTGCTGACAATACGGCAGGAATACAGGCTCAGCTTGACTATCTCAGCTTTAAAGTCGGCTTTGGCACAAAGCACTATCAGTTTAACAGCGGCAGTATAGTCACGGCTACTCAGTACACAGGCGACAAGCAGGACTTGATACAAAATGCCCACAAGCATTTTATCAAAGTAGAAAGCTTCCTGCACCGTCTTGTCAAAACTTTGCTGTGGATAGGTCACAACTACATAGACAGCAGCATCAAAGATGACGCGCTTATATCCGTGGTATTTGACCAGTCACCACTCGTTGACGAAAATGCCGAACGGCAGCGCGACAAAGACGATGTAGCAGCGGGCTTGATGCAGCGTTGGGAATACCGTGTTAAATGGTACGGTGAATCGGAAGCTGACGCTAAGCGGCGGCTTGCCGACGGAGATCCTACCGACGATGAGCTTATGGGCTTTGAGGACGGTGAGGAATAATGCTGTCACCTCAGACACTGCACGACCTGCCCAATGAGATGGTAGATCTCGTCAACGAAGTGCAGGAAGAGATACTGCGAAGCATTGCAAAAAAGCTTGTAAAGGCAGACTACCTAACCCCATCGGCGGAATGGCAGCTATATAAAGCGGCTCAGCTGAGGTTGTCTACTAAAGAGATAAATGAGCTGCTTGCAAAATACACTGGCAAGTCAGTGCGCGAGATCAAGCGGCTCTATACCGCCGCCTGCAAAGATGCGATAAGCAACGATGCCAAGATATACCGCGCGTATGGCAAGGACTGCTCCTCTGCTCTAAGGTCGGTCGCGTTATCCAACACGCTAAATGCAGGTATCAAAAACGCAGGCGGAATGACAAAAAATCTTTGCCGCTCTATGGTGGATTCCTCGCGCGATACCGTAACGCATCTTATGGACAATGCGTGGCTTAAAATACAAAGCGGAGCGTTTTCTTATCAAGACGCCATCTATGATGCGGTATCTGAGCTTGCGGCAAACGGCATTACCAAAGTGACCTATGCAAGCGGGCGTACTGATTGGGCAGACGTTGCTGTACGGCGCGCCGTTATGACGGGCATAAGCCAGACCGCAGGTCAGATGCAGCTTGATCTCGCCGCGGAAATGGACTGCGATCTTGTAGAGGTAACGGCTCATATGGGTGCGCGCCCATCTCATGCGATGTGGCAGGGCAAGGTATACAGCATTTCGGGCAAGAATAAGAAATATCCCAAGCTCTCCGTTGCTACGGGCTACGGCACAGGTGCGGGACTTAAAGGTTGGAACTGCCGCCATGATTTTTATCCCTTTTTTGAGGGAATTTCAGAACGTGCCAATCTGCCGGTGGATATTTCCGAAAACAACAAGCAGTATGCTTTGTCGCAGCGCCAGCGGGCAATGGAGCGCACGATACGCGCTTCAAAACGCAGATTGGCGGCGCTGGACGGCGCTATATCCGCCGCTGACGATGAGCAATTAAAGATAAATCTGCAAAAGCAGTTTGATAAACATTCTGCTATCTTAAAAGAAAAGGAAAAGCGGCTTGATGAGTTCTGCGCTGATAATGACCTGTTCCCCGAAAACGACAGGGTGCGCGTAGTTGGATTTGGCAAAAGCGTTTCGCAAAAAGCGGTACATGGAAACAATCGCAGCTTTGTGAGAACTATGAAAAAATACGGCATAGAAAACCCGCCTAAAAGTCTTGACAAATTTAAGGGAATGAAGTATAATAATTCTCCTGAGTATAAAAAGATGAAAAATTATATTAGATCTGTAAAGAAAGGCAAGATTTCTCCACTCGTAGGATATGAATACTATGATAAAATGTATACTAAAATCGAAGATGATATTGTAGGGCTTACAACTAATAATGGAATAAAAATAACAGGTCAATCTAATCATTTTATCGAACGTGTAATAGGAACGATCAAAGACCCTGATACTGGTCAAAAGCGCTTAGGGGTTGAACTTGAAGATATTCAGGAAGCTTTAACTAAAGGTAAAGCAATGAAACCTAAAATAAGCAAAGATAAAAACGGAAATATTTTATATGATGAAAATGGAAAACCTAAAGTATCTCAGCTATTTGTTACTGACAAATGTGCAGTGTCAATAAACCCTGAAACAGGCGTACTTATTCAATGTAATCCAAAGTGAGGTGTATTATTATGGTGTTTAATTTTACAAAAGATGAGTTTGATATGCTTGTCAAATATGGCGATTTTGAAGATTTGGAATATCCGTATAAATTATTTACTGAAACAAATCAGATAGAAATCGACGACAATGATATTTCAATGTTTCAGTGTATAATCAGTGACATATCAGTTGTTTATGGCATGGATGAAGACCAAAATAATATGACGGATTTTGGATACAAAGCGCTGGATATTTATGATAAGGTATACTGGCAAATCAAAAATGCAAAAGCTCCCACCTAAGGGGGCTTTTAATTTTGCATGAAAGGGGCTGATACAATGCTCGCAACGCTTATTTTGCTTTACGCGCTCGATACAGGACAGATACCTATGGGCTGCTATGTGGCTGCGTGGGTATTTACCATACTCAAGGGTATCTATGTGGTGATAAAAGCAATGATCGAAATGGACAATTAAAACTGCAATATAACGATAATATAACGCTCTGAAAAGGGCGTTTTTATTATACCCAAATTTAAAATACGGAGGTACAAAGCATGACAAAAGAAGAACTTGTAACACTCGGCGTATCAGAGGATATAGCCGACAAGGTGCTTGTACAACACACAGCGGAGCTGACCGCCCAACAGCAGAAGACTACTGACATTACCGCAGAGCTTACAGCTGCAAAGAACACAGTTGCTGAGCTTACCGATAAGGTCAAGGCATTTGACGGCGCAGATGTAGAGGGTCTGAAAAAGGCTGCGGCTGACTGGGAAAGCAAGTACAATGCTGATATAGCCGCCCTCAAGCTTGACAAGGCGCTGGAGCTTTCGCTTATCGGTGCTAAGGCAAGGGACGTAGGCATTGCAAAGTCGCAGATCGACTCCTCGCTTCTTAAACTCGACGCCGACGGCAAGCTTACCGGTCTTTCAGAGCAGCTCGAAAAACTCAAAGCAGACAAGAGTTTCCTCTTTGAGGACAATTCATCTGAGCCTAACGGCGCAAGGATCGACACAGGTATTGACCACGGCTCGGCAACTGAAACAGTATCAGACGCGCAGGCAAGAGCCGTTATGGGACTGCCCGCATCTAAGTAAATTATGGAGGTAAAACACTATGGCAAACGCAATCACGAAATTCAAGACTTACATTGCCCTGCTTGACGAGGTGTACAAGCAGGCATCGCTCACATCTGACCTCGACAGCGACCAGAGCCTTGTCAAGGCGGGTGCAAACGCCAATGAGATCATCATACCTAAAATATCCATGGACGGTCTTGCGGACTATTCGCGCAACAGCGGATATGTCAAGGGCGATGTTACGCTGACCAATGAAACTGTACAGTTCAATTATGACAGAGGTCGTAAGTTCAGCGTGGACAATATGGACAACGAGGAGACCGCAGGACTTGCTTTCGGCAAGCTCTCCAGTGAGTTTATCCGCACTAAGACCGTACCTGAGCAGGACGCATTCCGCTTCGCAACATATGCAGGCACAACAGGCATATCTAAGATAGCGGCAGGTGCAACGCTTACTTCCGGCAACGATGTGCTCGCCGCTATTGTTGCCGCGCAGAACAAAATGGACGAAGATGAGGTCGCGCAGGAAGACCGCTACCTTTTTATCACGCCCACGCTGCTCAACCTCGCGAAAAATGTTGATACAACTAAGTCTAAGGCTGTGCTTGACGATTTTGCAAAGATCGTAAAAGTACCTCAGAGCCGCTTTTACACGGCTATCGACCTCAAAGACGGCACTACTGAGGGAGAAGAAACAGGCGGATATGCCAAGGCAACGACCGGCAAGGACATCAACTTTATGATAATCCAGAAGTCCGCTGTGATCCAGTATCCAAAGCACACAGTCAACAAGGTCATAACGCCCGAAAAAAATCAGTCTGACGACAGCTGGATGTTCTTCTTTAGGGCATACGGTCTTGCCGACGTATATGAGAACAAGGCAGCGGGCATTTATTTGCATCACAAAGCGTAAGGAGGCAAAATCATGGCTAAGACGATCGGACTTACATTTCCAACAGAAGAACTCGAAACCGCCGTATCTGCTGACGACGGCGATATTTGTCTTGACGATATGACCGTACCGCAGCTCAAGCGCTTTGCTGAGGACAACGGCTTTGACATCGGGTCGGCAAGCAAGAAGGCTGACATCATACAGGCGATCATGGGCAGAGCAGGAACGGACGCTGAGGAGGTGTAGGCTATGGCTTATGCTGACTACACGTTTTACACTACTGTATTTTACGGCAGCAAAATACCCGAAAATGAGTATCCGTACTTTTCAGAGCGTGCGACGGAGTATATAGACAGCCTAACATTTGCCGCTAGCGATGATACTCAGCTCAGCAAAGTCTGCTGTGCCTGCGCAGAGGTCATGTATTCCGCACAGCCTGATAAGCAGGTGACCTCGGAAAAGGTCGGCGATTACTCTGTCAGCTACGCCGCGACACAAACTACCGTCGCCGAAGAGCTTATACAAACAGCTTCGCGGTATCTTGATATACAGTCTGTGAGGTGGGTCTGATGAGGTTCAACGGCATGTGCACGGTGTGGCACAAAACTGACGAGGGATATATCACACTGCATTATCCATGTTGGTGGCAAGACACAGAGGCTGTAAATATCTCTAAGAGCGGCAAGACTGACGTTGATACGGCGGCGGTATATCTGCCGCTCGCAGCCGAGGTCGCGAAGTCTGACTACATTGCCAAAGGCGATATAGCTTTTGAGATAGCAGACTCCGTGACAAACCTGCTGAAAGCGGCAAGCCCGCTTAAAGTCACTACTGTTGCCCGCAAGGATTACGGCAGCGAATATATGCGGCACATGGAGGTGACGGCACGATGAGCGACGACAGAGTAAAAGTTAAACTTGAAATACTGCCAGAAAATCTGCTGCTTGCAAAACGCTCGCTTAACAAGGGCGGCAAAGCGCAGATATTTGTAGACAGCGAGGTGATTCGCTGCTGCGACAGCTATGTGCCGTTTCGCACAGGTATGTTAAAGCGTTCGGGCATAACGGCAACTGTAAAAGGCAGTGGTATGGTGCGGTACAACACACCATATGCACGGCTAAACTATTACAGCAACAAAGGCAACGGCAAAGAGGGCATGAACAAAGGCGGCAAACGCGGCAGGCTGTGGTTCGAGCGTATGAAGCCCGATCACAAAGATTCCATACTGAATGGGGTGAAAAAGATTGTCAGATCAAAATAATCTGAGCCTGCTCAGCTCTGTAAAAGAGTTTGTAGAAAAGTGTCCTTTTTTTGCGGACATTGATCTGCATATCGACCAAACCGAAAACACACCTGTGAATTACAGCATACAGACATCGGGACTTACGAAGATGACTGAAAATGTTTTTGGTGACCAGCAGTGGCAGTACAACGCGATACTCCAGAGCCGCGAATATACCGCAGACGATATTTCACGGCTCAATGCCACAAACTTTACTGAAAGGCTCATATTTTGGGTCGAAGAACAGAATACGCTGTCTAAACTGCCCGAACTTGGCGGCAACCGAAGCGCAGTAAGCATATCTGCAGATAACGGTCTGCTTCTCGCGCTCGATGACGACGGCGACAGAGGTATCTATCAGGTACAGCTGCATTTGATTTTTGATATTTACGAGGAGGATTTTTAATATGGCAGAACAGTTTACAATAGCAGCGGGAACGGACAAACTTTCGCGTTCGCATCTCAAGCATTTTATTGACGCGAAATTCGGCAGCGGCGAATCGCCTGAATGGTATAAGGTCGGCAGGGACAACAGCGAGCTATCAATGGAGCTGAACCCCACAACTGAAACAGTAAAGAATGTGCTTGACGAAAGCGAAGTCATAGACAACGGTTATGAGCCGAGTATGTCGGTCGATCCGTACTATGCCCGCAAAGGCGACGGGATATACGCGAAGATAAAGGACATAGCCTTTAATCGTCTTACGGGCGATGACTGCAAGACCACAATGCTGGAGGTCATTATCGACAAGACGGAAGCGCCGTTTGACGCATGGATGGAAGACTGTATGATCAAACCGCAGTCTTACGGCGGCGAACAGGGCGGCGTGACTATCCCCTTTACTGTTACGCCATGCGGCAACAGAATAAAGGGCACGGTAACGATCACAAACAAAAAGCCCGTATTTACGGCAGACGCAGAAGGCTAAGGTGATATAAATGTCAGAAAACATAAAGCTTACATTTGACGACGGCTACAAAAGCATAGAGATCAACGGCGACCCAAACAAGATCATACGCATAAATCCTACCGACACGGCGTTTATACAGCGCCTTGCCGGATTTGAGGATAAGGCTGAGGAAATCAAAAACAAGTACGGAGATATAGACCTCAGCGCACTGAACTTTGATGGCGAGGACACTGACTCAGAAAAGATGCAGAACGCGGCGATGAACGTAGAGAAGCTGGAACAGTGTATCCGCGAGCTTATAAACTATGTTTTTGGCTATGACATATGCGCGGTCGTTTTTGGCACGGCGAGCTGCATTTCGCCTGTCGGCGGCAGACCTGTGTATCTCAATTTTATGGACGTTATGTTTGAGTACATAGCGGCGGAAGCAAAGAAACAGACCACGCGCTCTCAGGCTAAGATCAGCAAGTATACTGCCGCAGCGAAGCAGACCGACTTGGAAAAGTCCGACGTGCCTTACAGCGTTGATCTAAGTAAACTGAGCAGCGAGGATAAAGACGCGCTGCTCAGGCAGTTAATAAACAGATGAAGATGATCGGACAACTGCCTGCCGCGCTGGAAGTATGCGGCAGGCTATATCCCATCAGGTCAGACTACCGTGCGGCGCTGATTATTTTTCAGGCATATTCAGATCCGGAGCTTACCAACAAAGAAAAAGCGATGGCTTGCATAGAGTGTCTGTACAAAGAGCCAATACCCGCCGCGCATCTTACCGAGGCACTCAAAGCTGCGATCTGGTATCTTGATGGCGGCGACATGGAAACTAGGGATATGCACGTTCAAGTGCTCGACTGGGAGCAGGACGAAAAAATGATCTTTTCCGCGGTGAACAAAGTCGCGGGGCACGAGGTCAGGACAGACGATCATATGCACTGGTGGACGTTTTTCGGCTATCTGTCTGAGATAGGCGAGGGGCTGTTAGCCGAAATAATGCACATACGATGGAAGCGCGGCAGGGGCAAGCAGTTAGACAAGTCTGAGCGCGAGTTTTACCGCGAGAACAGCAACATTATACACATAAAACAGCGGCTCTCGGCAGAGCAACAGGCTGAGAACGATTATGTTGACAGTTTATTTGATTAAGGAAAGGAGGCGAAATTGTGGCGGTCGATGGCAGATTAAATTTTGACACTAAAATAGATACAAAAGGCTTTGGTCGCGGCATAGGCAGTCTTAAAGATCAGATGAATGGTCTTATCGGTCTGGCTGGCAAGCTTGCCGCCGCTTTGGGCGCGGCATTCAGTGTAAAGCAGGTCATAGAGTCGGCGGCGGAGGTCAAAGCAGCGGAAGCGCAATTCGAGCAGACGTTTGGAAGTATCCGTTCTTATGCCGAATCGGCAATAAACGGCGTGGCAAAATCAAGCGGCATATTGCAAACGCGTCTTAAAGGCGTTGGAACATCTATATATGCCTTTGCGAAGACAACAGGCATGGACTCTGCGAGCGCGTTAGATCTAATGAACGACGCTTTGCAGGTCACGGCGGATAGTGCCGCTTACTACGATCGCTCACTGGAAGATACAGCAGAAAGCTTAAAGTCGTTTTTAAAAGGCAACTTTGAAAATGACGCGGCGCTGGGTCTATCATGTACGGAAACTACGCGAAATGCCGCTGCAAACAAGCTTTACGGCAAATCGTATATAGAACTTTCTGAGGCTCAGAAGCAGCTTACATTGCTGCAAATGGTCAAGGACGCAAACGAGCTCAGCGGAGCTATGGGGCAGGCGGCGCGTGAAGCCGATGGATGGGAAAACGTCACAGGCAATCTCAAAGAAGCCGTAAAACAGCTTATGGCGGCAGTCGGACAGCCCGTACTTGCTGCGGTCATACCGATAGTGCAGAACATAACTGTCGGGCTGCAGAGCATGACCACTGCCGCAACTGCTGCGGCAAACGCACTGTCAAAAGTCTTTGGCATTAAGCTTGACGATGGTACAGCGCAGGTCAGCAGCAATACCGCTGATCTGTCCTCAAACGCCGATCAGGCGGCAAGCAGCTATTCCGACATGGCGTACAGCGCAGAGAAAGCCGCAGAAGCCAATAAAACATCACTTGCAAGCTTTGACGAGATCAACAAGCTCAGCAGCGATACAGCAGAAGAAAGTACGGCTTCAAGCACTGCCGGCAATACCTCGCCCGTGTCGGCGATCGGCGGAAATATAACATATAAGGCTGACGCCGATACATCGGCTATGGAGCGCAAATTTGCAGACTTTTTCAAGAGTGTGAAAAAAGACATCTCAAAGATATTCCAGCCGCTTAAAAAGGCTTGGAAAAGGCAGGGCGAGGGCGTTTTAAAGTCGCTTAAATACTCTTTTAGTCAGTCACTAGGGCTATGCAAAGAGATAGGCAGTTCGTTCGCTGAGGTGTGGACAAACGGCACAGGCGAGGAAATGACCTCGCATATCCTTGGCAATTTCACGAACATAAACATAGCGATAGGCAATATGTCTGCGGCGCTGAAACGTGCGTGGAGCAAAAATAACCTCGGCACAGATGTGATACAGCACGCGGCGGATATTTTCAACACCATTCTCGAGCACAACGAAAACATAAGCAAAAAAATAGCCGAATGGTCTAAGGACATCGACTTTGAGCCGCTGTTGACAGCGTTTGACGGGCTTGAGCAGGCGCTTGAACCTTTTGCCGATACCGTTGGCGAGGGTTTGGAAACGTTGTGGGACGACGTACTGCTGCCGATGGCAGACTGGACGATAGAGGACGCGATACCTGCATTTCTTGACACGCTGTCAGATGGGATAAGCGGTCTGACAGCAGTGTGGAAAAAAGCAGCTCCGATAATAAAAGACAAACTTTGGGATAAGTTCTTGAAACCGATAGCTTCATGGGCGGCAGACAGCGCCGTGAGCGCACTCAGCTCGATGGGCGATTCGTTCAAGAAAATGTGCGATAACATGACGGAAAAGGACGTTGAAGTATTTATTGACCTTGCAGGTGCGGTCGCGGGGATAGTAGTTGCGGCAAAAGCTAAGCAAACGCTGGATAATTTTGCAGCAAGTTTGAGTACACTTGGCAAAAACGCCGCAGGAGCATTCAATAGTATAAATAAAACGATGTCATCAAGTGTAACTGCGCCGGCAGAAGCGGGCGGCACAACATTCGCGACCAAGTTCTGCGCAGCCGCAGGAGCTTTCTTTGCCGGCTGGGAGATAGGTTCTGCTATACGCGACGCTATCGGCGGTGATAAGATAGACGAGGCATTGTTCCCCATATTTGACGGCATCGTTAATTTCTTTACAGTGACTATCCCCGAATGGTGGGATACGCTTCAATCAGACGTCATGTTCCCGTTTTATGACAAGGTTACTGCGGCATGGGTCGCTGTGACAAACTTTTTGACAGAGAGCATACCGGCATTTTTCACAGAAACTATTCCCGGTTGGTTCGATACACTTGACTCAAATGTGCTGTTTCCGATATACGATAAAGCGGTAGCGGCATGGCAGGCAGTAGTCGCCTTCTTCACAGAATCGATACCGAGCTTTTTTACGGAAACCGTTCCGGGCTGGTTTTCAGATCTGCATAATTCAATAACGGATATTTTCAAAAACATCGGCACATGGTTCGGCGATAAGTTCGGCTCCGCGTGGGATAAGATCAAGTCTGTCTTTAGTCTTAAATCGGTAAAAACGTTCTTTTCAGGCATTTGGGACGGCATCAAATCGGCGTTCAGCAGCGTTACAACATGGTTTAAAAAGACTTTTTCTACGGCTTGGCAGGGAGTTAAAGATGTGTTCTCAACAGGAGGCAGGATCTTTAGCGGGATAAAGGATGGCATAAGCGACGTATTCACAAATGTTGTTAACACGCTCATAGACGGTATTAACATCGTTATTGCCGCCCCATTCAATGCGATAAACGACGCCATAGAGTGGGTACAAGATCTGGAAATAGCCGGCTGGCAGCCGTTTGACAGACTGGAAACTATCGACGTGCCCCAGATCCCCAAACTAGCCGCCGGCACGGTAGTTCCCGCAAATTACGGCGAATTCATGGCAGTCCTAGGCGACAACACTCGCGAACCCGAGGTAGTCAGCCCGCTTTCGACCATGAAGCAAGCAGTATTGGAAGCGCTGGTCGCATACGGCGGCGATGGCAGCGGACAAAAGCAGCCGCTTTACGTTACTGTGCAGCTTGACAGACGGCGCTTTGGGCAGGCTGTCATCGACGACATAAACGAGCGCACTCGCCGCAACGGACGTTCACCGCTAAAGGCTTAGGAGGTGCGAAATGACACAAAAATTGATGTTCGGCGGCGAGACCATGCCCGCGCCGTTCAGCGTAAGCTTCACTAACGAAAAAATATGGTCGGACAACGCGGGGCGCACCGCCGACTGCACGATGGTCGGCGATATTCGCGCCATAAAAAAGACCATCAAGCTGCAATGGGCGCACCTCACGGGCGAACAGACCGCCGCCATAAATCGGTATATCTCCAACGTCGATATGGCATTTTTTACTGTCACGCTGCTCGACGAGGAGATGAACGCAGTCACGAAAACGGTCTACGCTGGCAGCCCTGCGTATGAAGCTTGGGGCTGGGACGAGCGGCGGCAACTTTGCAAAACGCTGAATGTAGACCTCATAGAGCAGTAGGGGGGCGATATATTGTATACAGTTTCAGACGAACTTGCGGCGCTCATAACGTCGCCCTGCCGCACATGGCGCATACTTTTAGAAGACCTCACCGCCGCCCGCACCCTGACCGCCGAAGCGATATTCACGGCGACCAGCGACCGCGAATCGACATCGCTTTCGGACGACATCGAACTCGGCGCGGTCTGCTCGCAAAGTTGGACGGTAAACATCGCCGACAGCGCGGGCGGGTACGTCGGGCATATGTTTCGGCTTTCGCTCTACATCGCGGACATCGAGGGCGGCAAAATGACGTGGGGCAGGCTCGCGCGGTACAAATTCGGGCGCGTAAAAACGCTCACACCGCGGCAGATACGGCGGCTGGGCGAGGTGCTCGGCGAGCCTATCCCGATGGGCGTTTTCATCTGCACCAAAGCACCGAAAAACGGCACGGGGCGCGAATTGTCATTGTACGATATGCTGTATTTTGCAGACAGAGAGTACAAGTGCGGATTGCAGCTGCCCGCAAGCGCCGAAGCCGTTGAGCAGGACGTTTGCAGACAGCTCGGCGTACAGTGCATGGGCGGCGCGGTATCGGGCGACTTGCAGGAGAACGGCGGAGCAGACCTGCTGTCAGCAGACGGCGCGCAGTTGGTCGCCGCAAGCTTCGACTTCACCATTCCGACCATCGCGGCGGGCACGACCTGCCGCCAAATGCTCGGCTACATCGCGGCGGCGCGAGGGCATTTCGGGTTCATAGATCGCGATGGGGTCTACCGCACGCGCTGGTATACGTCGGCGCGCGAGATCACTGCGAGCGAAGCAGACGAGCCGACCCTCAGCGAAAGCCCGAACATAATAGTCGGCGTGGTGTGCAATATAGACGACGATACGCGCCTGACAGTCGGCGAAACGGACGAGAGCAAGGGGCGAATTTTGCAGCTGACCTGCCCGTATATGACCCGCAGCCTGCTGGACAGCCTTTTTTCGCGCGTGAAGAATTACACATGGTACACGGCGCAGTTTCGGCACAGGCTCGGCGACCCGCGGCTCGACGTCGGCGACGTGGTGACCTATTCTGGCGCGGCGATACCCGTCACGGGGCTGGCTTTCAGCTATGACGGCGGTCTGAGCGCAGACATCACGGCGGCGGGTCTGAATGACGAAGAACAGTTGATATGAGGAGTGATATTATGGCAGAAAATTTGACGATCGAGGAGCGTGTGACCGCCCTCGAGAACGCGGCGAAGTACAAGCTGCGTTACTCGGGCGAGCAGATAGACGGCTTTTTCGACGTGCTCGCGGCGCGCGGTTTCGAGCATGGGCGGGAGAGCTTCACCATCAAGAAAGGCGCAACGGTCGCGAGCCAGCGCGTAACGCTGAATATCCCGAACGCGACGGCAAACACGCGCGTGCTGGCGACGGTGAGCTATGTGTACAGCACGGGGCAGTTAGCGGCGATGAACGTCTGCTGTTTCCTCGAGTACCTCGCGGGCACTGGCTACCGCTGCTATGTCACCAACGGGCGGTACAAGCAGAGCGGCGGCGCACAGGAGGGCTACCTGCCGACGGGCACATACCACGTTGACTGGCTCGTGATAGGGAGGTAAAAATGGAGTACACTGAGAATTTAACGCTAGCGCTTGTCGGCGACGATGATCTGTTCGACGAGGCGTATCTGAACGCGAATTTTGAGAAGATAGACGCGGCGTATGCCGAGTTATCACAGCGCAGTGGCGGCGGCAGCGCGCCCGCCCTAGCCTCGGCGGTGGCGGAGGGGGTAGTTGGGGCGGTAGGCACGGCCGAGATGGTCTACAGCATGGACATTGACCTTATGGGCAAAAACTGGGAGCAGGGCAGTATATATGATAACGGCAATAATTTTAACAGCACCGCACGAATACGAACGTCCGATTATCTTGACCTCTCAAACGCATCCGATATTTTTTATTCGGGATTCACGGTGACCGCAAGTGCTGACAAAAAACTACAGTACACATTTGTATTTTTTGATGTGGAAAAGAAAAATTTGAATACATCGACCAATAAAGACTGGCTAGACGTCGGCGTGCCGACAATGTGCGGCACAGCGTCTGCACCGTCATATGTGCGTGTGGTACTGCGCCATGCAGACAACAGCGATATGACCCCCGACGTGCTGACGTCGGCGCGGCTGAAAATATTAGCGTGAAAGGAAAATTATAATGGCAATAGAAACAACATATTTCACAGGTACGACCGCAGCAGCCAATTACGCCGAGGTGTCTGCGTGGCTGACAGCTAATGCGGCGGAATATTTTGATACAATTGATGTTCCGTCAGGCGCGCAGGAGGTGAGCTGCAAGGTCGGCGATGTAACAGCATTAAAGCTTGACTGGGGGACTGAATATAATACCCAACGTTCATTTCAGATAAACGCCAAAAACGGCGCTAACATAAACAGCAATTATCAGTATTTTCACGATAGATGCTGTTGGCGCTATGGGTATAAAACCGACAGCGGAATAGTAATTTGCAACGGTAAAACAGATAATTATCAGGCATCTATTTTTATATCCAAAAACAATAATGGCGAACTGATTTTCGCAGCGCTACGACCCGACAACCCAAACATCGAACGTTGTAGCAACTGGGCAGAAATTATTGATTTCAATTCGCAGGCATCTATAAAATTCAATAGCAGCAATCAGGGCGACCCGGCGACAAGACATCGCATAAATGGCGTATTACCGGCGTCAATGACTGCATTAGTGCCTATCGTTTCGGACGTTGAAACGTATTGCGACAAAATCATGATAACGCCGTTTTCGCAGTACAACAATATGTGTTGGGGCGTTATCGACGTATCCGGCACGAAATACGTTTACAACGGCGTTTTCGCACTAAAGGAGTGACACCATGAAACAAAAACTGGCAAAATTAGTGGACGTAAAATCGCTTGTGACCCTCGCGCTGACGGGCGTTTTCTGCGCGCTGGCATGGCGCGGGACGGTTTCGGCGGGGCAGTTTCAGACGATCTTCACCACCGTGATTGCGTTCTATTTTGGCACGCAGTCGGCGAAACGTGAAGCAAAGGAGGATAAAAATGACTAAAGAAACGATCAGAGAAATATGCAGGGCGGCTGCATACGGATTTTCTGTCGATACGATAGCGCAGGAAATGGGCATTTCGGCAGCCGAAGTATCAGAACTGATACGCATTAACAAGGACATATACGACGAATATGCAAGAAAGGCGGGCAGCAACAATGGCAGTATATAAAGGCATAGATATATCCCGCTGGAACGGTGCAGTTGACATGAACAAGGTCAAAGCCGCAGGTATCAGCTTCGTACTTATCCAGTCTTCATACGGCAATGTGGCAGCTTTCCCAAACCAAAAAGACCCTCGGTTTGATGCTAATGTTAAAAATGCTCGTGCAGCCGGGCTTTCGTTCGGCGCATACCATTATTGCTACGCGACCAATTCCGCTGCTGCGGCGCGCGAGGCTGATGGGTTTGTTGCTTTGCTAAATAAAGTCAAACCGATACCGTATTTTGTTGCATTGGATATAGAGGAAGCGGCTCAGGCGGCTCTTTCTTCTGCTCAGAAAAGCGCGATCGTCGAAGCCTTTATAAATGTTGTTGAAAAGGCAGGATTTTTCTGTGCACTATACAGTTATGAGGGATTCCTCAGCAGTATACCGTACAAGACGCGCAGCAAATATTCTGTATGGTGTGCGAACACATCAGAAACGCCTATTATCATGCACGATGTACATCAGTATTCCTTTAAAGGACGGGTAAGCGGCTGTAACGGCGATGTAGACATGAATAAAACAAGCGTTGACTTTACTGCGAGGATCAAAAATGCAGGTCTTAACGGATACATTAAACCTGTCAGAATACTTGATACAGATGGCTATAAGCGCGGTGATAAGGGCGTAGGCGTATATGCATATAAGCAGCTTATCAAAGCAGCTTGTAAGAAAAAAGGCATATCTGTTACTCTTGCGGACGACGGCGGCTTCGGCGGCGGTACGGAAAACGCAGTAAACAGTTTGCTTGCAGAACTTGGCTATAAACAGAACGGTATAGCCGGCGAAAAGCTTGCAAAACAGCTTGCTAAGATCATATCGGGGTGATACTAATGGAGAAAAATGCAGTTTCATATATTGCAAAGACCACATCTGCGCGGCTGAATTACAGAACGCGTTGTGAGATCTGTTCAGAAACGCTCGCAGGCGTTTTGGAGAAAAATGCGGTTGTAAAAGCCGTTGATGGGTGGGAGCGGCGCGCCTGCGGACACGTTTGGAACAAGATAAAAATAGGGCGCAGGCATTATTTTGTCTGCGCTGAATGGCTTGAATAAAAGACGGGCGCTGAGATGCGCCATTTTTTATAATGATATAATGGAAGGTGATAAAAATGAAAAGTCCGATACCATGGATAGGCGGGAAAAGCCTGCTTAAAAACAAAGTAATTGATTCTTTCCCACCACAAGACAGCTACAACCGATATATAGATGTTTTCGGTGGAGGCGGATCTATACTTTTTGCCAAAGACAAACACGCAGATCTGGAGGTCTATAACGATGCAAACAGCGATCTGGTCAACTTTTTCAGATGTTTAAAATACCATTCTAATGAGCTTAAAAAGGAAGTACGATACTATTTAAACAGCCGCGAAATGTTCATCAATTGCCGCGAACGTATATCTGCAACAGGATTCACGGATATTCAGCGGGCTGCTATGTTTTATGTGTTAGTCAAGACTGGATTTGGAGCAAGCCTGAGGACGTTTGGCTGCAACAAAAAGCGGCTGAATACAGATTGTTTTGAGGATATAGAAGCACGTCTTGACGGAGTAGTTATCGAGAACAAAGATTTTGAAGATATCATCAAAGTATATGACCGTGACAAGGCGCTATTTTACTGCGATCCGCCGTATCACAAGACGGAAAAGTATTACGATGTAAAGTTTGCAAATGGAGATCATGAAAGGCTTTGCAAGGTTCTCAGTAAGATAAAGGGCAAGTTCATATTGTCATACAACGACGATGATTATATCCGCGATTTATACAAAGATTTTAATATAATGGCAGTCACGAGGAGCAACAGTTTGTCATCGGGAGATTTTAAAGAGGTCATAATCAAAAATTTCTAGTATTTTTTTTAGAGGACATATAACGAAAAGCGTTATGGATTGTAAAAAGGATACAGGAGGTCACGATGATAAAGATCCGATTAAAACAGATAATAGCGGCAAAAGGAATGACGCAAGCGGAGCTGGCTGAGAAAACGAGTATACGTCCGTCTACGATCTCAGCATTATGCACAGGCGCAGCTATCAGTTTAAAATTTTCACAACTTGAAGTGATCTGCAAGGTGTTGAAATGCGATGTAAGCGATATTATAACGGTATTAAAGTAG